AAGGTTGAAAAAAATCTCCAGAAAAAAATCATTCTGTAGGGTCGCTTGACTAAATAAGGTATGAGGTCTATAATAGACCTGTCGTTTATCGGAGAAATCTCCGACGCAAGTAAGTCGCGCAACGGAGCGTAAGCAATTAGAATGATTTATTATACTTACTACTCTTACGAACCCTTTGGGAGAGTCTACATTGGTAGTAGAGGATGTGAGTGTAATTCGGTGGGGGAGGATAATTATTTTGGTTCCTATGGAGACAAAACATTTAATCCTTCCTGCAAAATCATTCTTACCGAACATGCTACTAGAGAGGAAGCAGTTGAAGCAGAAGTAAAACTTCATAAGTTTTATCAAGTTGATACTAATCCTCACTTTGCTAATAAAGCAAGGCAAACATCTGTTTCATTCTCTTACTCTGCTCCAAAAGGAGAGAGATCTGGAGAAAAACATCCTTGTTTTGGTAAAGTTCGTGTTACTGATGGTAAAAATGAACGAGTAGTTTATGAGGATGATATTCCTTCTGGTTGGTGGAAAGGTAGAAGTCGTAATCCAAAAGAATACGCTACTACTAAATCTATAAAATATACCAGAGGTAAAATGTATGATGACTTTCTAAAAGATGTAAGTGAAGATAAATCTATTTTATCTGTATCTGATAGAAAACTTGCAGAAGTTTATCAAACATCTCATACTTCTATTCGTCGCTGGAAAAAATCACTCTAATCGTTGATCCCATGTTAGAAATACTTCTGTATTCTACACTCACCTGCCCACAAGCTGATGCTATTATGCTGAAGATTAAGGCAAACGAAGATCTTGAGAATTTTATCAAGATTGAGTTAGTTGAGACTGTTAAAGAATCAACTCCCGAGTGTAAATGGGACGCAAACGACTGAAGAAACGGAAAAAACGGATCCTGATTATTCAGAGAAGGTTAATTTCACCCATTTCTTTAGGAGTATAAAAATGAACACACTTAATATGATTCGCAAGCAGATCAATAAAGCATCTGCACTTCACGACGCACAAATTCTCATGACATCCTATCGTGGTGTCAAGTATGAGTGCAAGCAAGGAACCGATGATATTCACGGCACCTTCTGCTATCGTGGGCATACTTATAGTAAGTGAATTACTTGTATTAAACATTCAGGAGGGTTTCATCCCTCCTTTTTTTATGCTATAATATGGTGAAACAGCAAAGTATTATGGAGAAAGACCGACTTAAACTCATTGTCAGAAATCTTGAACTACTAGTTGATTCATTGAAGGCAGAAGTATATTCTGATGTGGATGCATATGTGCCTAAAGATGTCCCATCAAGACAATTAGATTATGATGAAGTCTTTGAGGACGATGATGACTGATACCAAGAAAGCAAAAGAACTTGTTAAACTACTAGAGAAATTGATTGAAAAAGATTATCTCTATAGTGAAGAAAGAATTATTGAGATGAAGACGCAACTGCGTGCTATTAAGGAGCAGATTGCTGATATTGAAAAAGAAAACTCTAAAGGATTTGGAAAATGAATGTAAAACTGATTAGTGTCACTCCTGATGCGGAGAAAACTATGGCCTATGTTGCCAGAGTTTCAAATCCAAACAATCAGGAAAATCCTAACTATGCAAAGTTGTTGGGATATTGCATTAAGCACAATCACTGGTCTGTGTTTGAGCAGGCATTTATGACATTGGAGATTGAGACTACCAGAGGACTTGCAGCTCAGATTTTGCGTCATCGTAGTTTCACATATCAAGAATTTTCGCAACGATATGCTGATTCTTCACTTCTTGGTGATACGATTCCTATGTTTGACCTTCGTCGTCAAGACACTAAAAATCGTCAGAACTCCATTGATGATATTGACCCATTTGTGAAGCAAGAGTTTGAAATTAAGATTCGAAAGCATTTTGATGATGCAATGACCCTATATCAATCAATGCTTGATATGGGAATTGCAAAAGAATCTGCTCGTTTTGTGCTTCCATTGGCAACTCCTACTCGTCTTTATATGAGTGGTTCATGTCGTTCTTGGATTCACTATATCCAACTGCGTTCTGCTAATGGTACCCAAAAAGAACATATGGATATTGCAGAGGCATGTAAGAAGATCTTCTCAGAGCAGTTTCCCACAGTTGCAGAAGCACTGGAGTGGGTCTAAATATTTTTATATCATTAGGAGGTGATAATTTTGGCAACATATCCTGTAGTACATAAAGAAACTGGTGAACAAAAAGAAGTGAAAATGAGTGTTCATGAATGGGCACAATGGTTACAAGACAATCCCGATTGGACAAGGGATTGGTCTGATCCTTCTACTGCTCCAATGGCAACGGATGTTGGTGAATGGAGAGATAAACTTGTCGCCAAAAATCCAGGATGGAATGAAGTATTGAATAAAGCATCAAAAGCACCCGGTTCAAAGGTAAGAAAAATCTAGTATGGCAAGAAGAAAGAGAGCATCAGCAAATGATCAGCCAATTGGAGTTGGTTTGACTGCAAAACAGATGAAGAGAAAAAAACCTCTGAGTTCTGAATATCTGGTCGATATTGACCCACTTACAGAAAATCAAAAAAAACTTTATAAGTCCTATGAAGAAGGAAAGCACATTGTTGCCTATGGATGTGCAGGTACAGGTAAGACCTTTATTACCCTCTATAATGCACTTAAAGATGTTCTGAGTGAGAATACACCTTACGAGAGAATTTACCTTGTGAGGTCTCTTGTAGCAACTAGAGAGATTGGTTTCTTGCCAGGATCACATGAAGATAAGGCAGATATTTACCAAATTCCTTATAAGAATATGGTGAAGTATATGTTTCAGATGCCATCTGATGCTGACTTTGAGATGCTTTATGGTAATCTTAAATCACAGGAAACAATTAAGTTTTGGAGCACCTCATTCCTTCGTGGAACAACGCTTGATAATGCAATTGTGATTGTGGATGAATTTCAAAATTTAAATTTCCATGAACTTGATAGTATCATCACTCGTGTGGGTGAAAATACCAAGATTTGTTTTTGTGGAGATGCGATGCAGTCAGATTTACAAAAGTCAAATGAAAAGAATGGTATCGTTGACTTTATGAGTGTCTTGCGTAAAATGCCATCTTTTGATATGATTGAGTTTGAAGTTGACGATATTGTCCGTTCTGGACTTGTCAAAGAATACATTATTGCAAAACGAGAAGCAGGTTTTTAATGTTTAATCACGTTGATATTAGTCTCCCTCAACTTGAGAGGGAGACTATTGATGGAGTTCGTTATTATAAAGTTCCTACTGAAGAGGAACTTCTCCGACTGGTTTCCATTACTTCGGTTACCAGTCATTTTAATAAGGAGATTTTTGTTAAGTGGCGTAAGAAAGTTGGTAATGAAGAAGCAGATCGTATCACCAAGGCTGCAACAAGTCGTGGTACTGATATGCACACTCTGACTGAACATTTCCTTAAAAATGAAGAACTTCCAAAGGTTCAACCAATTTCAGACTTTCTATTTAAGATTTCGAAGAATAAACTCAAGAATATAAATAATATTCATGCTTTAGAAGGTTCCCTATATAGTAAACAGTTAGGGATTGCGGGCACCGTTGATTGTATTGCAGAATACGATGGTGAGTTAGCAATAATCGACTTTAAAACTTCAAAGAAACCGAAACCACGAGAGTGGATCGATCACTATTTCGTACAGTGCATGGCATATGGTTGTATGCTATATGAACTGACTGGTATTTCAGTCAAAAAACTTGTAATCATTATGGCTTGTGAAAATGGAGAATGCGTTGTTTATGAAGAACGAGACAAATCAAAGTACATCAAACTTCTTACCGAATACATTAGAAAGTTTGTTAGAGATAAACTGGAACTCTATGGAACCGAATAAAGAACTAGAGCAGGCAATTGCAAATAAATTTCTCACACCTTCCAAATTTGCAATGGAAATTGAAAAGATTGTTGCTGAAGAAAAAATCAATTACATTGATGCCATCGTTCACTATTGCGAAGTGAACGAACTTGAGGTAGAATCGGTGACAAAGTTGGTCTCAAAACCACTCAAAGAAAAACTAAAGTGGGATGCTACGAGACTCAATTTTATGAAAGCAACTTCTAAAACTTCGAGAGCAAAACTGCCTATATGAAAGTGAAACCATTTGAGGTCTATCAACATTATTTGTCATTAAAAAATCACTTTACAAACCCAAAATACGATTTCTTTAAGTATGGTGCTAAAACAAGAGCATCTGTCACTTCTTTCAATAAAAGACGTGACAAATACTGGTTT